AGATCCTACTGGAACAGTAGGTAGCAGAACAGTCGTAGGCAAAAGCACATATGGTAGCACTGGACAAACAGCCACAGTCGCTATGATAGGTGACTTTGATAATAATGGTAGTACTGGTTTTATTATAGGTTTTACTGGTGACCAAAGAGCGTCAGGCTGGGGCGGTGCTGGTAACGTTCAAGCACCTGTGAGTGTGATAATCAATAGCAATACTTTTACTATAGCAAGTAGTTCAGTCCCAGCCGGTTATTTCAATAATGGTTATACATATTGGAGTTGGACATCACAGGCAGGACTCAGCAATGGTAATTTTACATTTCAAGTGAGCATATATTAATGAAAGGCGAATGGTGTTACTTCAAGTCCTACTTCAGTCCTGAGCAGTGCGCTCGGATCGTGAGTACGGCTACTAAACGAGCGCCTAGCGAGGCTCAGATCGGCACGGATGCAGGCGTCAAGGCAGACGATTCGTTCCGTCGCTCAAGCATCTGGTTCGTCAACAAGGGCGATGCTGAACTTGATTACATGTTTGATGAGTTGTGGAAGCTTGCCATCTGGGCCAACAAAGACTGGTTTGATGTGCATATCAGCAAGATCGACTACTATCAAATTGCAGAATATGACGGCGGAAGACAAGGCGAGTACAAAACGCATCACGACATTTTTTACATGAATGGCGATCCGTACTATCACCGCAAACTTTCGTGCGTCATTCAATTGACGGACCCTGCCGAGTATAAGGGCGGCGACCTGACGTTTGAACACGTTGCGCAATACCCGAACGCCGAAGAGATGAGGCAGCAGGGCACCGCGACCTTCTTCCCCTCGTTTGTGCGTCATGCGGCGCTGCCTGTAACAGAAGGGAAGCGGCACTCGCTTGCGGCGTGGTTCGACGGACCTAAGTGGAGATAAACAATGATTCCCGCAGCACTTGCCGCAATCTTGACCCCCCTCCTTGGCAACGGGCTTAACCTCGTCGCCAACGCTGTCATGGCAAAGGGCAAAGACTTCGTAGAGAAGAAGTTGGGCGTTAGACTCAAGCCTGATATGTCGCCAGAGGACTTGGTGAAGGTTCAAATCGCACAGATGGAGCACGAGGAAGAGCTGCTCAAGCTGCGTCTGGAAGAGGACAAACTCGACCTTGCGGAGTTGGAACTCCGTCTCAAGGACACAGATTCAGCGCGGGATCGGGAGGTACAGATCTCCACATCTGACAAAGCCCCCTTGCTTAATAAGATCGTGACCCCCGTTCTCGCGCTGTCTATTCTGCTTCTGACCTTCGTGCTGTTCGGCGTGGTCATGTTTAACGACACCCCAATCGAGGCAAGCCGCAAGGACATCCTCATCTACATCTTGGGTGTCTTGTCTGCCATTGCCAGCCAGATTGTCAGTTACTACTTCGGTAGCAGCGCAGGTTCCAAGGAGAAGACCGAAGCACTCAAGGGAGCCATGAAGTGAGCAATGTTTCTGAACAGGCGGCGTTCCTGCTTGATGTCACGCATCTCATCCTTAAGGCTAAAGAACTGGGCTTCGTCGTCACGGCGGGGGAACTTGCCCGTACTGCGGACCAACAGGCCATCTATGTGAAGACTGGGCGCAGCCAGACCATGAACAGTCTGCACTTGCAGCGTCGCGCCATTGACTTGAACTTCTTCGTGGACGGCAAGCTCTGCTACGACAAGAAGGTCCTCGCCCCGCTTGGTGCATTCTGGGAATCGCTCGACCCACTTAACTCATGGGGCGGCAACGGCGTTAAGCTCGTGGATACGCCGCACTTCTCTCGCGGGATGATAAAGCCTGAATGGCGGAGAGTAACAGATGCCTCTGCAAAAACTTGAACTGCGTCCCGGCATAAACCGCGAGTCCACCACGTACGCTAACGAGGGTGGCTTTTACGCTTGCGATAAGGTCCGGTTCCGTTCAGGTTATGCAGAGAAGATCGGTGGCTGGATCAATCAGTCCACCTTCTCGTTCAAGGGCGTGTGCCGGTCGTTGTTCAACTGGATCACACTTGATAGCGACAACCTGCTTGGTGTGGGCACCAACTCCAAGATGTACGTTGAGAACGTTGGCGTCTATTACGACATCACCCCGCTTGCCCAGACGGTAACGCTGCCCAACAACCCGTTCGCCACTACGCTTAGTAGCTACCTTGTAACCGTGACAACCACGTCGCCGCACAATATTAGCATCGGCACGTACGTGACTTTTTCAGGTGTGTCGGGTGGCGGTGTAGTCAACGGCATAACGTTGAACGGCAACTTTGAAGTCATCACGGCCCCGACCAGCACTACGTTCACTGTCCTTGGTGCGGTTGTTGCTACAGCCACGGGAACCGGCGGTGGCGCTGCAGTATCTGCTGCGATTGAGATAAACGCGGCCAACGCAACCTTTTCGCTTGGTCTTGGCTGGGGTGGTGGCCCGTGGGGCTTTGGTGGATGGGGCGTGGGCTCGATAATTTCCTCGCAGATTCGGCTCTGGTCGCAGGACAATGACAGGGAGAACCTGCTGTTCAATCCGCGTGCTGGTGCTATCTACTACTGGGAGAAGGACACATCGACGTGGGCTCGCGCTGTTACGTTGAACGCCTATGCCAACACGCAGGTCAAAGCTACTACAACGGCTACTTGACTAACTTTGATAGCCCTGCTGACAAAAACTTTGTTAGCGACACATATGTTGCTGATACTAGCTCATATTTTGATCCGGGACCCCCTTTAACTCAAACATTTATTGGATATGGATTGAATCTTGCTGTTATGACTGGTAGCGGGCTAGATTTTTTAGATCCTACTGGAACAGTAGGTAGCAGAACAGTCGTAGGCAAAAGCACATATGGTAGCACTGGACAAACAGCCACAGTCGCTATGATAGGTGACTTTGATAATAATGGTAGTACTGGTTTT